TTTATTGAAACTGATTTAGGTTGTTCTAAATCATGTAGCTCAGGTAACTCTTCTTTTTTAAATTTCTTAATTACTTCTACGTAAGCTTGTTCTGGAGTAAAATTTTTATTTAAAGTTAAATCATCATATTCAGCAATTCTAGCTTCAGCTCTAACTAAAAAATCATAATCGCCTTGTTTACTAGAACCAAATACATTTAAACTTTGAGAAGTTTTTAAAATTCTTTTTGAACCAATATCTAGAAGCTCTCTAAACTTTTTATCTTGAGTTCCAAACGTAGTATCAGTTTTATATTTCTCAACTAATTTATTAAATTTAATAATACTTCCTGGTGTTAAACCTTTTGTAATATCTGGATTTAAATTTATATCTTCTTGTAAACTATCTATTTTCTCTACAGTATCGGCTAAAGCAAATTCAGCATTTACAATTTGTAAAATAGCCTGGTCATCTATTTTCTTATCATTAGCTTTAAATCTTAATAACTGTTCATACTGAGATGAATTTATAGCTCCACTTTGTTTTAAATCATAAAGATCATCTAAAGAAGGAACTCTTTTAAAGTTCTCTTCTGTAGGCATATTTCTATGATCATTGATTGCTAATAAAGCAGTAGTAAATGTTTCTATTTTAAACTGCTTATCTTTCTTTTCTTCAAAAATTCTCTCTTCTTGTAATGCTAAAGATCTAGATACAAAATCAGTTCTAATTTTATCAATCACTGCTTTTTGACTTTTTATAGGTAAAGCATCTAAAATAGCTTTTCTTTGTTCATCATCTAAAAGGTTTACTTGTTTGTTTTGCGCACCTTTTATTAAAGCTAATTCTAATAATTCTAAATCCTTTTCTTGTTTTAACTTTTCTAATCCTTCAGCTCCATAATATTCAAGGTTTACTGGATCAGTCCAAAAACTTTGATAATCTCTTTCAGCAAATACAGCATTAGCTCCACCATCTATTTGATCTAAAACTAATTGATTAAGTTGTTGAGTTTTTCTAGCTTTAGTAATTTCCTGATGATTTTCGGTAACTTTACCTAAAAGATCTAATGAGTATTTTCTTTGAAATTTTTGAACATAATCTTTAACTTCTTTTTTAACTCTTTTATTTGAACCTAAATCTTTAAAATTCTCATAATCAACTTCTCCATTAAAACCTTTAATTGCTAAATCTAAATTAGATCCATTTTTATATTTGTTAAAACTTTTAATTAAGTTAATGTTTAAATCATCAACAATACTTTGAGCTTCGTTTAAATCTTCCTCTTGCTTCTGTGCAGCATAAAGATTAACAACACCATCTGTAAAAGCTTTAAATCCTTGAGCTTGTTGATTAGCAATAGATAGTGGTAAAGCTAATCTTGAAGATCCTGGATTTTTTCCTGTATTAACATTACCTTTTACTTCTTCAATTTTTAAAATAGCCATTATTAAATAACTCCAATTTTATTAGCATCACTTAATAAAGATCCAACAGCTGCAAACTTTTGCGCTCTTGCTGTCATCCGACCAGCGTATTCTTGTCCTTGAGCTTGAGCTTCTAACATTAAAGATTGATTTAGTTGATCATTGTAATCCATTGTAGAATTGTAATCTGCTATTAAAACATTAAATGCTTGATTAACATTATTCTCTAACATGACATCATAAGGTGTTGTACCTTCTCTAAATTCTGCACCAGTTCTTAAACTACTTACAAATAAATTTGCTTTAGCTTTTGCTTGATTTTTTAAAAGTAATGGTTTGGTAACATTGTTATAAAATTTTTTATTAACTTCTGCTTTAGCTTTAATAAAGTCACTTTCCATTCTAGTAACTTTAGCATTGTATGCTCCGATCCTTTTTGCTGTTTGTGCTGCTGCTATATTACCTAATGCGCTCATAATATTTTGCCATTCTCCAATAATTAGTTTGATCTAATCCGTAATACTTCATTAGACCTTCTTTTTGTAAACCTAGCCATTCAGCGAACCTTACTCCTATTAAGAACTCTTCTTTGACTGCGGTTTGTAATCTTATAATTTTGTTATTTGTGCATAGATAATCCAGTCTTTTCTTGATTAATGATGCAGCTTTAATTTTATAATTATAAATATGTTTAGATGATAATACCCAGCCTTCAGCTACACCTTCCCACATTGGAACTATGCCACCTGAAACAATCGGTGTTTTATTAAATAATAAAGTAAATGATAAACCTGGTATCGCCATATCTAGTCTATTGTTAGTATAACTAGCGTCTATCTCCATGAGCTTACTATTCATACCAAACTCAATAATGTAATCTCCATGTTCCGCTTGGTAAGGAACAACAGTAAAGTTAGCCATCGTTTGTTACTAATGTTGGATATATAGCAAGAATACTAGCTGGTAGTGGTTGATCTTGTTTTATAAATATATGTCCATCACTATTATAATCATCGTTAAATTCTATCTCTTTATCGCCTTCAATAAGTGTGTCTACTGGAGCAGATAAATTACTTGATGTAGTTCTAAAAGGTACAACTTCTAAATTAGATAAACTTGGTCCAACTTTTACACCAACAGTTTCAAATAATCTTAAAACTACTTTTGAAATTCTTTTTATTTTTCCTTGAGAAGTACCTTCGGCAGCTCCACCTTCTATTCTCATAGTTTGTAAAACACTATCGTAAGATAAGCCGACACATGCTTTTGTAACAGATCTATCTAAAGTAATAGCACCTGAGCTTACAACTTTATTAGCATGAACAGATCCATCGGCTAAAATTGAAACAGTTTGTCCTTCAAGATGAGATAATCCAGATAAGGTTGTTGTAGCAGAACCAGAATAAGTTAAATGACTATCTAAAAATTTAAAATCTTCAGCTACAGTTTCATCAAAATCAAAATCAGAAAAACATTCAATATATCTAACTGTTGCTCCATTAACTGTTCTTTTAACAATTACCCAAAGCTCATCTTCATTTAATTCTCCAGAAATACTTGCAATACTTTCAACAACAGCATTACCAGATCCAAAAGCTCCACCTAAAATATGTCTATGCCAACTAACTACATTTTCTGATCTTTGATAAGTTAAACCAGCTAATTGTCCATCTTCTCTAACACACCATAAAATATTATCAGGCTCTTGTTGCCATTCCATTTGTACAATACCACTTTGAGTAACGGTATCATTTAGTATAGTGAGGTCAGGCGCAACATAAGAATCTGAATCAAAATTGTAAGCTAGTTCTCTAATTTTTCTTTTGGCTTTTTGTAAAAATAAAATTGCATTACCAGCAGCAACTGCATCTACATTAGCAGAGCCATAAGAACTTTGTCTTTTAATAGTAATATTAGTTGGAGTAATACTGGCATCTGTACCATCTGCAGAAACTGTATATTCAGCTGCAGTCGTTCCTATCACTAAAGTTCTTTGTGCTTTTAAATATCTAATAACATTAACTTGATTAGCAGCTATAGTATAAATCATAGCGTCATCCGCATTAGTACCAGCGGTCATATTTTCATAATCTCCAGCTTTAGAGAAAAATATAGTTTGAGGTTCTGATGTGGTTGCTGCAAATACTAATCTTTGTTCATAAAAAGATACACAACTTGGATGTCCAGTAGTGTCTGAAAATGCTCCTAATTTCCAATTAGCGGTAGCTGATGTATTATCAAAGTCATCTTTAATATCTATAGTTACACTTGTTGCTGAACTATAAGCTGTAATCTTAGCATAACCATTTGAGAAATTTATTAATCTACCAACATCTGTTGAAACAAAAACATTACCAGAAGCAGTTAATGTTATGCCAGTTCCAGTAGTAGCTCCTGGTGTCATTGTTGTTGATGTTGAATTAGTTGCTAAGTAAGGACCATCTGTAAATTCTATTTCATCTAAAGACCAAGAAGTATGTCCTGTTCGACTTAGTTTCATAGTCTCATGATTTGGATGGACCAAATACATAACATCAGCAGACTGAGCAAATTTAATATCAAATAACTCAGCTGTTAAATACGGTGTTGATATTTCATAAGGAGATCCACCTGATAAGATCTGTCCTTTGTCTTTAAAAAATCTAATATAATTATTTCCAAATTCTAAAATGTAAGTTTGAGTAGTTGAGAACTCAAAAGGAATTAATCTTGTTTTATTAGAAGAAGTTTTTACAGAAGCAATATACTGAGTACCTACTCTTCTAGTAGCAGCTCCTTGAGGATGAATTAAAAAGTTTTCTAATTTTTTAGTAGCTGATTGATATTTTTCAAAATCGGTCCTACCAGTAAGCTTATTACCAAATTCTCCTGAAACGAAAGATGTTAAAGCTAATGTTGTTCTTGGCATATCTTTTTATAAATTTCTTGTTGAGTTAAACCTATTTCGTCTTTTTTACATTTAGACGTTGGATCTATCTCATGTTCATTAATAATATCGACTAAAGCATATCGATAAACTTTAGTGTCATCTCCCCATTGAAAATGCAGAAGTGATTTAGGTTCAGAATATTTTTCTAATAGTCTTGGATCAAAAGCTGATTTAACCATTACAATCTAGCGTCTGTAAATTCGTTACTTTCTATTGTTCCTAAACTGTTTTCTGTTGCATCAACAAATCTAGCCTCTCTTAGACGTTCATCAGCTCTTGCCATATAATTATTAGCAAGTGTTGCATTATTTGTAATCGCATAAGCAATATCAGCAGCAAGTTGATGAGAAATACTTTCTTGTAAATAAGTATCGTATTGATTTGGATCTGTTACTTTTTGAATATAAATTAAATAAACTGTAGCTTCATTTGTTACAATATTTCTACCTTCTATTTTGTAATCAATACTTGAAACAATACTGTCTGTTGCGCCATTATGAATTTTTAAAACTCTTAAACAATCCGAAGGTAAAGCGTAGGCATAAGAATATTCTACTACTGGAGCCGTTGTATTTTGTGCTAATTGAACTCTTTTATGTAAACAATTCCAAGCATGAGATCTAAATACTCTATCTCTTACTGGCTCATATCTTTGATTGCAAAGTCTTGCGTTTTTACTATCATCAGTCAAAGCTGATATTGTACTAGCTCCCAGCAAATTTAATGCTGAGTTACAGATGTCCACTACTGATGCCATTATATTTTCTCCACTTT